TGAGTAAAAAGATTCTTCTTGACAGATATCCCATGATATCTTATATGTATTAGCGAAACTAAAACTAAGGAGAAATATGAATTGGAAAAAATATATACAACAATCTATTAAAACAGGTCTTAACAGTCCTATTCCATACAAAGTAATTCCATACAAAAATGGAGTTGGTATAAAAAAGATAGAGTTTTTAACCTCGTTTAAAAAAAGAAAAATAAATGCCTGAGTAAGTTGAGTAAGCTGAGTAACCATCAGCTCAGGGTGCTGGATCTCGTTTCTCGTTCTCGTTTCACGAGCGAACCTCGTTCTCGTTTAACGGATACCGCATCCCCCCCGCAGCGTAACCTTCAGACCCCCATGCACCAGCTCAGGAAACTTTTGCTTGACGCTGATCCCATGATGTCGTATGGTCAGACAAACAAAGGAGGAAAATTATGGCAGTAGATTTCGACGCACTCGATCTCGTTCGAACACAGAACAAAGCTCGTTCCTATAACAAGAGAGTTGACCACCTGCAGATGCAGAACAAGGAGCTCTGCGCGCTGGCAGAGGACTTGATTAAGGAAATGCCACAGGGAAACCGCAAGATGATGTACCAAGAAAGATTAAAGAAAATTAAAGATTCTTCTTGACAAGTATCCCATCAGCTCTTATATAAGGAATGCGGAAACTATAACAAACAAAAGGAGAGCAACAATGACTATAAGTAAAAAACTAATAAAACAGATGAACGAATATTACGGCTCAGAATATATTAAAGTAGAAGAAAATAAACCTGAAGATGGAAAAACTTATTCATTGACCGGTGCCAAAGGCACAGCATGCATTGCCAACGGCAACACATGGAAAGAATCGGAGGTGAAAGATGACTAATACAATAAAAGAATGGTTGACTGAAGAGCAAGAAGCTAAAACTTTTTTAATTAAAGATATAGCCGAACACGGTTGCGCTGGTGGCGTGTCGGGTCTAACCTACTACAACGAAACTAATGCCTTTTATGATGCTCATGAAACTGAGATTTGGAGTATACTATCGGATGCAGCAGATGCTGCTGGGATCTTAAATGGTTTGATGCTGTATAACATTTGCAAGAATCCCGACTCTCTTACTATATTGAAGAATGACCTCGTGTGGTTCGCCGTTGAGGTTGCCGCGCAAGAGCTACAAGATAATTTAGAGGAGCCCGCTGCTGGAGCTGCAGCGTGACCATCGTCGTCGTTTGGTTGTGTCTTCTCTTCCTGTTCCCCGGTTTTACATTAGCGGGGACCGGCCTGCTGATCCTTTCGCTCGTTGGAGTTCTTTGATCCAGTCTCGTCTCGTTTTAGTTAGTGGATAGCACCTGCGCTGGAGTTACTAAAGTTCAGGCACCTGAGCTGGTAGATTCTTTTGCAGAAGCTCGGTCTCGTTTGAGGTAATGGATCACATCGGTTAAAGATTACTTAAAAGCATCTGGGGACGCTGGGGAAAAGCTGGGACAGAAGATTGATGAATATCATGTGTTTTTTTAGTTTAGAATTCTTCTAAAAGATAATCGTTGCACTAGTGCATACGATACGATAAGATATAAACTTAATCAACAAAGGAGAAAAGTTATGGGATTAGATCAACACGCACACTTAAGAGGTGAGCAAATAGATTGGAAGAAATATTACTCTGATGATAGTGATCAAGAGAATAATTTTTTTGTCTGGAGAAAACACGCAAGACTTCAACAGTTCATGGCGCAGAAGTGGGACGCGCAAAACTCACATCATAATCATGGGGGAGATTTATCACATCTAAGTTTTAATTCGGATTGTGAGGCACCTTGTTATATGACCGAAGAAGTTGTTAAAGAATTAGCCGAAGCTATTCAAACGGACTTCAAGGACTACGAAGCAACTGACGGATTTTTCTGGGGGCAACAGTTCCAAGAGGACAGCGTCAAGGAGTACAAGGAACAAGATATCAAGTTTCTTAAATTCTGTGAACAAGCGATCAATGAGAAAAAGGTCGTTGAATATTGGTGCAGTTGGTAATGGTACAAGATAAATTTAACGAGACGGCTAACGCCGTCTCGTCTCGTTCTCGTGGTGGAAATAAAACTTTACTTAAACCTAAAGAGGATACGGACGCTGGTGGCGAGGCAGAAAAACTTTTCACCGAAAAAATAAAAAGACTATTTAATATGTTAGGGGATAATAATGCTAATTCTACTATTGCTAGACCTTACAAATTTAATTAAAAAAAAGTTAAATAAACGTTTGCATAAGATTTAATAAGATGTATAAAGAGAAGGTATTCATAAGAATACATAACTAAACAAAGAGGTCAAAATGACAGCAGTTAAAAAACTAAAGCCAGACGAAAAGAAATTCGTTATCGCTTATGTTCAATTAAAACTAAAATCAAACAGACTAGCTAAAGAGTTAGATACGTTAAAACAAAACATAGTGAATGTGTTTGATCGAACAGATCAAAACTTAATTATTGTTAAAGATGAGAATGGCGATAATTATGGTTTGCAAAAAATCAAACGTGTTCGTAAATCATTTGATAAGGACAGTTTTAAAATTGATCATAATGATTTGTATAATCAATTCCAGAAAAAGATTGAGTATGCAGAATACAAAGCAATAGGGGGTGACGATGCCTAATACCAATCTAATTAATATTGCTAATGTGTTAAGTGAAAGGCTTAACACTAATACACCAACATCATTGTCCGATATGGTTGTGGACAATGGTACAAAGAAGCAGTTGAATTATGAGATCATGTTTCAACTGCTAATGGGTGAGTGTGAGAAGCATATCCTTGAGAACGTTGGCAACGCAGTTGTTGATGAGTTTAAGATGAGCATACTTAAAAAGTTTAGCACACTTGTGCAGACCTTACACCCTAACGAATAACTAACACGCAAACAATGGCGAGGCTTACACCTCGCCATTGTTGTATCTATCGTACACCTATCTATCTCATACCTTGCATAGCCTAGAGCATAGCAAGGCTCATGCTCTATCTCATAATCGTTTTAAAATTTACGCTTCAGGGCTTCGCGTTCTGGTACTAGGTTTTCTGGGGCGAAAGGGTTTACCAAGTAGGTTACATTCATACACTAGGGTTCCAAACGAGATGAAGTTGATATTTTTTTGTAAATCAAGTAATATATAGAAAGGACCCTTTGTTTTATTAGGAACCACACCCCCAGGGGGGTATATTTTTTTTAGGTACCATACAGGCCGGGGGTATATATTATGAAAATAGAAAATTTATCAGAAGAAGAATTAAAAGATATCATTTTTAAAAAACAATTAGAATGGATTAAATTATGCCAAGATAATTTTTTGGTATTCGCTGAATCTGTTTGGCAAGATTTTATGTATCGTAAAGGAAAGACTAGGAAGAAGTATGGGCACCATCAACTTATTGCTGAAGCTTTTGAAGATATTGCAGATGGAGATGCAAAGAGGCTCATAATCAATATGCCTCCTAGACATACTAAATCTGAATTTGCATCTTATTTATTTCCTGCTTGGTATATTGGAAAGTACCCAAAGAAAAAAATTATGCAGGTTTCCCACAACGCTGAACTTGCATCTAGGTTTGGTAGTAAGGTTCGTAACTTAATGAACACTAGGGAGTATAAAGAAATTTTTGGAAGTGTTACACTTCGAGAAGACAGTAAAGCAAAAGGCAGGTGGGAGACTAACCATGGTGGTGAGTACTTTGCAGCGGGAGTTGGCGGATCTATCACAGGTCGAGGGGCTGATTTGCTTATCATTGATGATCCACATACTGAGCAAGATTCTATGTCGGACACAGCAATGGAACGTGCTTATGAATGGTACAGTTCAGGACCTAGACAACGTCTACAACCCGGAGGAAGAATTTTAGTTGTTATGACTCGTTGGGCAACTGATGATCTAACAGGAAGATTATTAAAAGCTCAATCAGGAAATAAAGCAGATCAATGGAAATTAATTTCTTTCCCTGCAATCATGCCTGATGATAAACCTGTTTGGCCTGAGTATTGGAACAAAGAAGATTTAGATTCTGTTAAAGCTTCCATCTCCGTTAAAAACTGGAACGCCCAATATATGCAAGATCCTACTAGTGAGGAAGGTGCGATTATAAAAAGGGAGTGGTGGATAGATTATGATAAAGAAACTTTACCAAAACTACTACACGTCATTCAAAGTTATGATACTGCATTTTCTAAAAAAGAATCTGCCGACTATTCTGCTATTACCACCTGGGGGATATTTGAACCTAAGGAAGGTTATGAAAAAGCAATTATATTATTAGATGCTCATAAAGGTAGGTATGATTTTCCAGATTTAAAAAATGTAGCCTTAGAGCAGTATCATTATTGGGAACCTGAAACTGTAATTATTGAAGCTAAAGCTAGTGGTACTCCACTAATCCACGAACTTAGACGTGCAGGAATACCTGTAGTTGATTACGTTCCAGCTAGAGGACGAGACAAGCATACTAGAATAAACTCATGCGCACCTGTATTTGAGTCTGGTATGGTTTGGGCACCTTTAGACGAACACTGGGCACAGGAAGTTATTGAAGAATGTGCTTCATTTCCTAATGGTCAGTATGATGACTATGTAGACAGCATGACACAAGCTGTGTTAAGATATCGACAAGGCGGATTTGTTTCAACATATTCTGATGATTGGGATGATAAGCCAATGAAGTTAGAAAAAGAATATAAATATTATTAGGAAAACAATTATGGCTAAAGATTACAAACCAAATAAAAAATCATTAATAGGTGATAAAACAATGAATGATGAAACTATGAGAGTTAATCATCCTGAAGATCATCCAGATGTTCAAAAAATAGCAGATAAAAAATATGATAAGATGAAGAAAAAAATATTTGGTGGTGTAGGTATGCTAGGTGACAGTATTAAAAAATCTAGAAAGATGGATGCTAAAGCAACTAAAGAATCTAAACGTTTTATGGATACAGTTCAAACAATAAAATCTAAAAAAATGTCTGCATCAGAAGGTTCGTTTTCTAAAGGTGGCAGAGCCGGTTACAAACACGGTGGTTCACCCCAAGGTTACGGCGCAGCTAGAACTTCTGGCATGGGTCTTCAAGATGAAGAATTAAAACCAGGTAAAGTGTACAAAGCAAAAAGAGGAAGTGGTTTAGATCTTCCTGTTATTAATTCAGTTAAACCTACTGTTAATAAAACTAAAAGAGCTCAAAATCTTTCTGAGATGAAAATACAATTTACTAAGCAAAAAAATAGAACTGGTATTAATTCAGGTACTTTAGATAAAATTTTAAGTAAAACTAAAAATCCTTATTCAGATTTAAAAGCAACTACAGCTAAAGGTCCTACTCAATATTCTTCAATGGATGAAATGAGACAAGCAAAAGGTTTTAAACCAGGAGAGTCTAATACTGCTTTTCTGAAAAGAAGAATGGATTTAAGAGCTGCTACGAAAGCAGTAAGTGCAACTAAAATTGGTAAAATAGCTTTAGGTGTCGGTGCTGCGGGAGTCGCTGCATCTCAATACTTAAAATCTAAAATGAATAAGAAAGAAGTTAAGAAAAAAATGGGTGGCGGCATGATGAAGAAATATTCTAAAGGTGGTGGTGCTGACATGGGTAGTTCAAGATATAAAGCTTTTAAAACAACTCAAGATGTACTTAAAACTTTAAAGGATTCTACTGATTTAACTTCTACTCAAAAACAAATGTTAACTTATGCAAAAGCAAAAACTTTTAAAAATCAAGACAGACTTACTGAAAGAGATATCAAAAAAGCTAGCTCATTAGTTAAAGGCAAAATGGGTGGTGGCATGATGATGCAAAGACCTATGGGTTATAAATCAGGCACTTTTGTCCAAGCACGTGGTTGCAAACTAGGTAGAACAAGACCTACTAAAATTACATAGGAGGGACGATGTCCCTAAAGGCATTATTTAGAGCCGGTAAAGAATTACTTAAGGCGGAGAGGCCTAGACCAACACCGGCTACCGGACAACAGCCAAGAAGAATAGGAGATAACAATCCCCCTAGTCCAATTGATAAACCTAAACCTTCACAACAAACAGGAAAAGAATTAGTTACACAAGAATTAAAAAACCCACCTGTTGTTCTTAAACAAACAAAACCCCTACAGATGGGTGATGACATGGCACCTGCTTTTGGTTCATCAACATATGACTGGGCTATGAGAATGGGAAGATCTAAATACAGCGCAGACGAGTGGCTAGATCATTTAACATCTACTAGAAAAGTAAACTTTAATATATTTGGTAAACCTGCAACTAAGACTGTCCGTGAGCAGAAAAGATTTAAATACGATTCAGGACCCTTTGCCGGTAAAGAAGTTAGTGTATCCAAAGAAGAATTATTCGATTCCAATTTAGCAATTTTCAATGAAGCAGGAGATCTAACCGGTGGCCTGTTATTTGCAGCAAAGAAGTTCGGTCTTAAATTAGATGCTAATGAAATAGGATCAATGATTAAACTAAATCCTATCAATAGATTAAAACCAATAGAGTTTGGAGTTGCACCAGGAGTTAAAACAGCTTTCGACAAGTCTTACAACACTGCAAGATCTACCGTGCAAGAGTTACAAGTTAAATACAAAGGAGCAGGTACAGGAGAGATAAAAGAATCTTTAGATGACTTACAATACTATTTAAATGCAGCAGGAAGAGGGGGAAGTCAAAGTGCTATTAAGGATGTTAACGGTGCTATGAAAAGATTAAGTGATGCTATCCCTCCGAATGAAAGAATTGTTTTAAATAAAACTATAGGAGACTTAAATACTAAAGCGGCCCCTCTACAAAAATCTATGACAAAATACGGTGATGAGTCTAACTACACATTACAAGGAGGTAAAGATTACAGAGAAACTGTATTTACCCTTCCCGAAGATATCGTAACCAATTCATCACTTAGAAATAAAGGTGGACACTTTACTAGTGAGATTGGAGATGCGAATAATATTTATCATATAAGGTACGATACAAGGTTCACCCCTGAAGGTAAAAAAGTATTTATGATTAATGAAATACAGTCTGATGTAAACCAGAGTATTGCTAAGTCTTTAACTAAATCCCAACAATTAGGAGGAGAACGTAGACTTAATCCATTTAATGCTGACATAGAATTAAATTTACTTGTAAGCCAACGAGGTAAGATGTTAAAAGATTTAGATGATGCAGTTGCTAATAATGAGTTTGGAAGAGTAAATTCAATTAGTGCTTCTATGAAAGATATTAATACAAAATTAAAAAGATTAACTACGAGTAGAGATGCTTCTGGAAATAGTAATACCAAAGATTATTTTCCTATGGTTGAAGCGGATTCTTATGGGGACCATGCTGTTAAATATTTAATGCAAAAAGCTGCGCGTGAGAATGTTGATTACATAGCCGTTGCTCCTTTTGACAAAGTAAGTTTCAGACAAGGTTATAAAGCGGGTAATGAAAGATTTTACGGATACGCTAATGGTAAAGGTATTGGTAAAAAAGGAAAAGCTGTACTTCCCGATGTAATGAGTAAGAATGCAAGATTCTATGGTTCACAAGCAGGGCCAACAAAAATATCTTTATCTGATCCAACTAAACCATATAAAACAATGGGAACAGATAAATTTAAGTATCCATCAGATCATCCTTTAAAAGGAAAAGAAATTAAAAGTGATTATCACACTACCGCTCAAGAAAGTCCTGCTAGAGAAACAATGGGTCCCGGAACCTTTAAAAATATTCCAGAAGGAGATCCACGCTTGTATTTTGATGCATATGCGATTAAAGTGGTTCCACTAATGAGAAATACACAAAAAACTTATAAGTCCCAAGGCGGACTTGTGGTGGATATGTTTAAACCAATAAGGTACAATTAATCATGGCGATAGAAAAAGTAACAGAGGAATTAGCAGAAGAAGAAGTTGAACAACCCGATGGTTTACCCGTAGACGTAGAGATCGAAGGTGAAGAACAGGTTGATGAAGAAACGGCTGAACAAGATTTTAATGCAAACCTTGCAGAAGACATGGATGAAAGAACTCTTAAAGAAATGGGTTCTGATTTAGTTGAAGAATATAAAAAAGATAGAACTTCTAGAAAAGAATGGGAAGACGCTTACATTAAGGGTTTAGATTTATTAGGTACAAGAAACCAAGAAGTAACAAAACCATTTAAAGGAGCTTCCGGTGTCACGCATCCATTGTTAGCAGAAGCTGTTACACAGTTCCAAGCACAAGCTTATAAAGAATTAGTACCCTCTGACGGGCCAGTACGAACACAGGTTATAGGACTACAAACACCGGCCACCGAAGCACAAGCCGAGAGAGTTAAAGATTACATGAACTACCTTCTGATGGAGGAGATGGAAGACTACACAACTGACATGGATCAGATGTTATTCTACCTACCTTTATCTGGATCTACATTTAAGAAAGTTTATTTTGATGCCTTGCGAGACAGGCCTGTATCTAAATTTATTCCAGCAGAAGATTTAGTAGTTCCCTACTACGCATCTGATTTAAAAGATTGTGAAAGAATTACTCACGTTATTCAAATGACTTCAAACGAAGTCACTAAAAAAATGGCCGCAGGTTTTTATAGAGACATTGATTTAATTGACAGTAGTACAGAACCAGATTCAATTCAGAAAAAATTAAATGAATTAGAAGGTGTTAAAGGTACTGGATCAGATTATTTAAATACTATACTTGAGATGCATGTAGATTTAAATTTAGATGACTATGAAGATTTTGATGACAAAGCTAAGAAGATTAAAATTCCTTATATTGTAACTGTCGATGAAGGTAGTGGAGAGGTTTTATCTATTTACAGAAACTACAAACCTGATGATACTACTTATGCTAGAACAGAATATTTTGTTCACTATAAATTTTTACCGGGACTAGGTTTTTATGGTTTTGGTTTAACGCATATGATTGGTGGCTTATCACAAGCTGCAACACAAGCATTAAGACAATTGATTGACGCAGGTACTTTAAAAAATTTACCAGCAGGATTTAAAGCTAGAGGTATTAGAGTTAGGGATGATGATCAGCCTATTCAACCAGGAGAGTTTAGAGATGTAGATGCACCTGGAGGAAATATTAGAGATCAGTTCTTTAACTTACCTTTTACAGAGCCTTCACCAACATTATATAACCTTATGGGTTTCGTTGTTCAAGCAGGACAGAAATTTGCTGCTATTACAGACTCTAGTGTTGGTAATGATACTCAAAACAGAGCAGTTGGAACTACAATGGCGTTAATGGAAAGAGGATCACGAGTAATGAGTGGTGTTCACAAACGTTGTTACTATGCGATGAGATTAGAGTTTAAAATTTTAGCAAGAATTTGTGGTGAGTCTTTACCTCCGGAATATCCTTATGATGTTTACGGCGGTCCAAGAAATATTAAGCAAACAGATTTTGATAGAAGAGTTGATATTTTACCTGTTGCAGATCCAAATATTATGTCTATGGCACAAAGAGTAACTCTTGCACAGACACAATTACAAATTGCACAGTCTAACCCACAGATGCACAATCTACACGAAGCGTATAGACGTGTTTACGAAGCGTTAGGGACTAAACAGATAGAGGCAATTTTAAAAGCACCACCAAAGCAACCAGAACCTTTGGATCCTGCTAAAGAAAATGCACGATCATTACAAATGAAGTTACTTACAGCATTTGAATTTCAAGAACATGATGCTCACTTACAAGCACACATGGCTTTTATGCAATCTAGAATGGTTCAAATTAATCCACAAGTGTATGCATTGCTACAATCACATATTTCAGACCACGTTTCCTTTAAAGCTAAAGGACAAGTTAAAGAAATGCTTATGCAAAATCCTGAAATGGCGCAAATGGCGCAACAAGACCCGCAACAGTTTGAAATAATGTTTGAAGCTGAAGTTGCAAAGGTTGCAGCACAGATAACCCAAGAATTAGTTCAATCTGAAATGGCTTCACAAAATAAAGAAGACCCTTTAGTTAAAATTAAACAACAAGAAATTGATTTAAGAGCTATGGATCTTCAAAGAAAAGCTGAAGAAACTAAATTCAGAGCGGATCAAGAAAACCAAAGAGCGGCAGAGAAATTAGAGTTTGATTATGATAGACTTTTACAACAAGATGAACAATCTGATGAACGTTTAGCTGTTGCGAGAGAAAAAATAAACAAAAAATGAGAAAAGGATTAAGTGGAGGAGTTCCTTACGGACCACCCCCTAAAAGAGGGCCTAACCCACAAGGACTAACTGAAAAAATCTATAAAAGTGTTAAAACATACACAAAAAAAAAATTACGAAAGTCTAAGCAAAAAAAATAAATTAATATTTTTAGCTGGAGTCTTTGATGGTGAAGGTAGTTTTGGTATTTGGTCGTCCGGCCGTGGTAGATCTAAAAGATTTGGAACAACTGTAGAGACTTCTGATGAAGATATGGTAAAAAGATTCCATACTATGTTTGGGGGATCTTTTTTTGTCTGTCCAGCACGTCAAAAACACCACAAAGACACCTGGAGGTGGAGAGTAGTAGGCGATAGGGCTTACGAATGCATGGATAAGATGATATCCTATATGTGTTTAAGAAGACAGGAGAAATACAATGTGGTTACAAGCACTATCACTAGCAAGTAAAGCGGCTACACATATCTATAAGAATAAGCAAGAGACTAAAATGCTTATGTCTGATGCTGAAAAGCGTCATGCTTTAGCAATGGCCAACGGTGAGAAAGAGTACCAAGGTAAACTCCTGACTTCTAGGGATTCAGACTGGAAGGACGAATTTATTTTAATCTTGCTCTCAGCACCTATAGTATTACTTGCATGGGCAGTATTTTCTGATGATCCAGCAGCTATGGAAAAGATGAAATTGTTCTTTGAATATTTTTCACAACTTCCATTTTGGTATCAAACAATTTTTGTCGGAGTCATAGCGAGCGTCTATGGACTTAAGGCAACAGATCTAATAAAGAGAAAATAATGTTAAGTTATGAAGATATGAAGAAAAAGTTTCCCTCTATAACAGGAGCTGAGTATGGTAGAGCAGCTACTATGGCAAACAAATTTAAAATACCAGTAGACAAGTATTATGCTGAGATGTTAAAAAATGCGAAAGAAGAAAAATAATGATTAGAAATTTTAAAGATATAGTGATTTTATTAATAACAAGTGGTGTATTATTACTCCTTGGAGTTATTATTATAGGTGACTATGTGGTAGCACTAGAAGAAAATAGACCAGTAGATGAAAGCGTAATTACATTAATGAAGATGTCGGTTACAGGACTAATTGGTGTCATTGGTGGTTACATTGGTGGGAGTAAATAATATGATTAGATATATATTAATGACAATCAACCACTATGCTACAGCCTTAACAAGTTAAAAGCATTAGGTAAAATTAAAAGTATTTATGAGAGATTCTAAAGTAATAGAAAGTTTTTTAAAACAAACTCAAAAAAAGCTTAAAGAAATGAACCTTTTTAAGTTATTAAAAAAAGAAGTTAATACAGGGGCTAACGGCACCCAACATTATGTGATAAAAGAAGGTGTAAACAAAAACAAGATTGCGAGTACAAAATGAAAAAATCTAAAGGTCCTTGTTGGACAGGATACACAATGGTTGGTATGAAATCTAAAGGTGGGAGAAAAGTTCCTAACTGTGTTCCAGTTAAAAAAGCTAAAGAGGGTAAAATGATTAAGTCTAAAGATGAGCAAAGACAAGATACAGTAAAAAAACAAAACCCTCATTCAGAATATAAAAGTGATATAAAAAAAGGAAAATATTTTAAACCAAATCAACTAAGTTATACTGCAGCTAAACATGGATCTTCTATAGATGCTGGTGGTATGTCTGCCTTAGGTAGAATTGAAAAAGCAGATATGGTTAGAGGTGGTGGAGCTGCAATTAGAGGCAAAGGTTTTAAAGGCGTTTTTTAGTCTTGCTTTCAATATAAAAAAAATATAAAAACTATCCATGATTCAAGGTGATAGTACGGAATACGAAATCCTAAAAGAAGCTTGCAAGACACTTAATACTGATGATCTGTTTACTGCAGAGATTGGTGTGAGACAAGGACAAGGTTCTAAAATAATTTTAGACGAATTAATATTTAAAAAACATTGGCATATTGGAATAGATCCATATGGTAATTTAGATTATCAACACTACGATAACTCCGGTTCTTACACTGCTGATTATACTAATAATATGAAGCAACAATTAATTAAAGATTTAGATTACCCTAATTTTACTTTGTATCAATTAGGTGATGATGAGTTTATGAAACGTTTTGAAGAAGGAGTTCCCATCTACAGGGATAAAAAAGAAATCAAAACTAAATATGATTTAGTTCATTTTGATGGTCCACACAAAACTTACGATGTAATTAAAGAAGCCATATTTTTTGGAGAAAGATCACACAAGGGAACGGTGTTCGTTTTCGATGATTATCCAAAATTTGATATGGATGCAGTATTAAAAATAATAGTAAATGAGTTTGGTTTTATGCTACTTAAACAAGGAAAGAATAAAATTTCACTTAAAAGAAATTAATGGATCTCGATACAATATCTCTTGTACAACGTAAAATAAAAGAAGCCGTAGCTCGTTTAAAGGAAAACATCGTCTATAGTGTTGACACTGTAGAGAAACTACAATATGTTAGAGGTCAAATCAGATCTCTAGAAGATCTGCAACAGGATCTTAAAGACCTGCTGACAACAACGG